GTGCGGTAATGCTCGAACTCGGGATCCTGCCCGCTGGCCAAAGCCGCCGGGATGTCGTTGAGCCGCACCGCGCCGTCGAGCCACGCCAGCGGGTCGAACCTCTCGACCACCACCGGAAACTCGGTGTTGCCGAATTGATACTGCGTGCAGAACGTCACGTTGGCGTCGAGCGACGATATCCACTTTACCGTGCCGGCGCCGTCCCACGGCACCCAGCCGATCCAGTCCCGCTCGGTGTTGTATTTGCCGACGCAGACCGTGCCGTTGGTATTGAGGACGTAGATGTACCGCTCGGGATAATCCTTGTCGCCGGTCGAGGCCGCCAGTGCCATCGGCACCGCGAACAGCTCGCCGTGATAATCGGTCAGGTGGCGGATCATGTAGGGCCGCGCCGTCTGCCCGGTGGCCACGATCGCCAGCAGCTTGTTGCGCCCGGCGTTGAGGTAGACGTGGCCCTCGGTCGTCTCGAGCGGGCGCACCCGATCGGACGCATCCTTGGACACCGGGCGAAACTTCACCGAGCCGGTCTGCAGCGGCGCATTCTCGCTGATAGGAATATAAAAAACGCCCTGATCTGTAAAACGTATTGATCGGCGCCGCCGAGGACGTGGTAGACGCGCGGCTTGCCGCTGCACAGCTCGGCCATGGCGCCGTCCGGCGTGCCGTCGATGTCGAAGTCATACGGCGCGCCGATCGCCGACCACAGGATCGCTTCCTTGGTCTTCGGCAGATCGGTGAAGGTCAGCCGGTTGCGATCGTTGGTGCAGGACTGCGGCCAGCCATTCGCGTCCGAAATCATCTGCTCGTTCCAGGTCAGCGTCGGCAGCGGCGAGCCAAATTGCGGCTTGATCGCGAGCCGGCCACGTTCCTTCGGCCCGACGATCCATTCGCCCGGCTTCGGCGGATCCTGGTCTGAGTTCCAGAAATAGCTGGTGTGGGTGTTGAGCAGTTGCACCCAGATCCGGTTCAGCGCGAGGTCGATCTTGACGATTTCGCCCTCGTTGTCGCTTTCGTCGCCGATGACAATCTCGCCGACCGAATAGCCCGCCACGCCGGGGCCGGGGCCGCCCGGCACGGACACGTCGAGCGGGCCAAGGATGGTCAGCATCTGCAGCGGGTAGAGCTTCTCCAGCACCGTCGCCTCGGCGTCCCGCGCACTGATGTGCTTGTCGATGCGGATGCGCCGGTTGGCGAAAGTGAAGATCGAGCCGACATGGTTGCCGGTCAGGACGTCCGCCGACCAGTGGATCGTGATCGGACCCAGTTCCTGGTCCGACGGCGTCATGGTGACGCCCCGCTCGGCCATGCGGAACAGCGGCACCCGCGGCACGCTGTCAGGGCCGAGGTCGAACGTGAACTCGGTGAAGGTCCAGGTCACCACGAAGTTGTCGTCGACCAGGCGCCGGATCACCACCGGGCGCATGTTGGTGAAGCAGACCACGATGTCGCCCAGATCGGTCATCGCCCACGACGCGAACCGGCAATTGAGCAGCGTCCAGGGGAACCCGGCGCGGGCCGCCAGCGTGAGGCCGTCGCTGTCGCGGATCCGCAGCGTGCCGGCGCCAAAGCACAGGTAATAGGTGACGCCGCTTTCCATCCGCACCTCGTCGCAGCGGGCGTCCTCGATGAACAGCGCCTTGCGCGCCGGGCGCATCACCAGCGCGCGGCTGTTGGCAATGCGAAAGTTGCGCGCCGTGCGCGCGCCCGCGCGGAACAGCGGGATGTCGTCGCCGCGGCGGGTACGCGGGTCGAGCTGGCCGGCAGAGAAATCCTGCTGCCGGGGAAGGTTGGCCGGGATCACCATGGCATCGGCGCCTTGCGGGTGCTGCGGGTGCGCAGCCAGGTCGAGCGGTAGACCGGCCGGGCGCGCTGCTCCTGGTCGCTCTTGGTTTTGGCCTGCTGGATGTAGGCCTCGCCCTCCTCCCGTTCGCGCCGGGCCTCGCCGTGATCCTCGTTCAGGCCGCCGAAAATGCCGGCGCGCACGAAGCTGCGCAGTGCCTTGACGAACAGCGGATGCAGTTGCTCGGGGAGAGGCTGCAGCACGATCTTGGCGGTGACCTCGCCATTGGGCGCATCGCCCGCCGATACCAGCACCTTGTTGCCGACGATCTTCCAGTCGACGTCCTGGCCGTAAACCCGGACCCAGATCAGGCTCAAACTGTTCGCCGGCTTGGCGTATTCGTCCTGGTATTCCGTATCGGGTGAATCCCCGAGCCGGGTCATATGCTGGATGGCGGTGGCGAACTTCCAGTCATGGGCGGCCAGCAGATCGAGGATCGCCGCCTCATAGGCGATCGAGGCCACCCTCCACTCGTCGGACCCGTCTTCCTCGGCATTGCAGAGGGCATTGCCCGTCAAACCGAGACAGTCATTCACGATACTCAGCTTGTTGAACATGCCCCGGAAGGTGCCGCCGAACGCCGGACAAATCAACGCACACGGCTAGTTGGGCAGCAGCAGCTCGACCGTATAGGACTTGAGGGTGATGCTGTCGGTGCCAAGCGCAAGCTGGCCGGTGATGACCACCGTGGTCGCGACCGTCGTGTCGACCGCCCCCGTCACCAGATCCCCGGTATTGCCGTTGCCGATACCGATGGAGATGGGGCTATGACCAATCTGGGTGCCCGCCGTCTGGTTGCGGATCATCACGTAATCCTGCTCGACCAACTGCGTCGTCAGGGGCCGTTCAAAGAAGATCGTTCCCGCCGCGCCGCTGAAGCGGATGCGCAAGGTCTTGTTGCCCGCGCTGTTATTGGCGGTCCACAGCGGCATGATCCGCAGGATGCCGTTCGCGCCCAGGATGGCGGGAATGTTGATCGTCGCCAGCGTCGTCTCGGTCAGGTTGCCGGTGTGCGACACATTCGGATTGGCCAGCGCCAGCATCCGGCCATTCGACAATTCGCGCCGGATGGAGACGTGATCCACATACATCAGCGAGGCCGCGGAGCCGGTCACATGCTCCACCCGGCAGCGCATTTTCCGCTTGCCCGGCGGGACAACGACCAGGACCGTGCCCTTCTGCCAAGCCGTCGTGCTGGAGAATTGAGTATTTACAGTCAGCGGATTGGCGTTTGCTTCGTCGTAGAAGTAATAGGTCATGCGGAAATTGTTGGAGCCGGCCGCATTACCCTTAAACATGGCGACAAATTCTAGAAGCTGACCTTCCTCCACAAACAAGAAAGCATTGTGGATCACATTGGACGCCGGCGTCAGGGAAATATACTGCGACCCCGCCACGCCAGCATTGTCGACGATCTGGGCGACAGTACCGGCTTCGGTCCAGCCCAATGTCCCGTCGTCGAACCCGCCATTGAACAGCATGTTCGACAGGTTCGATGAATACGGATGGACGATGTTCCGCGCGTTGGCGGCGGTCAGATCCTCGACCGCGCCGGTGCCCGCAGTGTTGCGGCCCTTGATCGTCTGCGTCAGCACATTCGGAAATTTGGCATTGGTCACCACGCCGGCCGCGATCGTCGTCGCGCCGTCAGCAACCGACGCCACCTCGCCGGTATGGTTGGGGTGAACGTAGCCACCGCCGCCGGTCGCGGGAGGAGGAAACAGCGGCATCCTACAGCTCCGTGACGCGGAGCGAACCCGCGCCGTCACCCGCCCAAATCGCGTGAATGATGCCGGTATAGGTGGGTCGCGGCATTTCCCAATAGGCGCCGGTCACCAGGGCGACCGTGTAGCTGGTCGCGGATGCCGCCGTGCCGTATTTCACATAGCAGACGTTGGCGTCGTCGTTGACCAGCAGCAGGCCTTTGCGGGCGGCGTTCGCCGCGACCACCTGCGTCGACGTGATCGCGGACGCGATGTTGGAGAGGGCCGCCGCTGCGACGGCATCGTCGACCGCGCCGACACGGACCCACTGCCGGCCGAGCGAATCCATGATCGGAGGAGTGTAGTCGCCGTCGGTCCCGGCGAGCGAGGCGGCAACATCCTGGCGCACGCCGAGCGACATGATGCCGGTGGAGCCAGACGCATGGACCGAATCCTCGGCCTTGCCCAGTCCGGTCGTCGAGGTCATCACGCCGATCAGCAGTTGGCCGTTACTGCCGAGTTGCAGCGAGGCTTGCTGACCGTCAGTCATGACGGGCGCCGCCGCGTTGTATTGCCCGCCAGCCAGTTGGCTCTTGGTCGCCGTCGCCGCAGCCGGCGCGACCGGCGCGTGCGTGGCGGTCTGGTTGGCTGCGGTCGTGCCACCAGGCGGCGCGGTCCCGACCTTGGTGTCGATCGACGTGAGCAGGGCGTTGGCCGCAGCCTGGTTCGCTGCGGTCGCCTGCGCATCCAGCTTGGTGTCGATGGAGGAGAGAGAGTCGTTGCCGACGACCTGGTTGGCAGCGGTCGCCCCGCCAACCTCGCCGCCACCGCCGCCACCGCCGCCGCTGCCGATGTCCTGCAGCGACTTGAGGATGCCGCGGTTCAGCCCGACCAGCGAGGCCGGTACCTCATCGGGATCAGTAACGCGCGGGTCTTCCGCGTTGCCGATCGCCTTGAGCGGGTCGCGGTAGATATGATGGTTCATCGCGCGGCTCCTGTCCGA